GGAGTACGTTAAGGAAAAAGCTCCCGTTGCACAATTCCCACAATAGTTTTTTGTGAAAATTGCACAACAGGAGCTAACCGGGAGGAGGGTGAGCCGCCAAAGGGCCTGACGGCGTGTTATCCTACTCTCATATTATAGCACAGGCATGGGCTGTTGTCAAGGGTTATTTTTGTGGTGTTTCGAATTCTTTAAGCTGTTGCAACATTCATATGCTTCTTCACGTCTTAATTTGAAATGGGTTCCATTTATTTTCTAAAAGTCAAGCAATAAATAATTAAGGTTGTCTTAAAATTTTATCCCATCTAAAGCGTTCATTTTCTGAAATTATTCCTTTATCCTCTAACCAGAATCTTCTATCATAGTCAGTCAGTTTATGGCCGTCCGCCTTGAAAGTAACAGGAGAATCTTTATCCCACGCAAGCATTAAATGCCATAGATTAGGATATTTTTTTCTTAATGTTCTTAATTGATTAACGGTTTGATTATGACAGAACCAACATCCGCTTCTTTGAGATGACATATATAGTGGAGAAAGCAAGTTGTTTTCTTTGCATATGTTATAGCATTTTTCTTCTGGCCACCCTATAGCTATAAGTGGCGATATTTTGTTATTGACTAATATCTTGTATCTTTTTGTTTCATCATACGCTATTCCCAAGTATTTAATATATTTTGATGAATCGAGCTTTAACGCGGAAAGTTTTAGGCTACTGTTACACCACGGGACATTTAGAAGTGGCCACCCATTTATTTTATGTTTTTCATCTCCGTTTCGCGCCATTTTTCTAGCTCTATAAAAGATTTTTTCATACGTTAGTTTTTCTCCGTTTTTGTCTTTGGCACACACATGTTCAACATCTATACCAAATTCATCTTTAATTTTTTTATCTGCATATTTTTTGAAATTAACCATTTCTGGCAAATCGGCCGGTATATATTCTGTTGCCCAAACCTCAACATGAATAATTCTTTCAAGTGGCCACCTCATTTCACGCAAAGCATACAAACATGCAATTGAATCTTTTCCATAGGATAATGTCAATACGTGTATCATTATTTATCTACCTCCACAATATCAAATTTCTTTGTTTAACGTTCCTCCAATTCTGATATTTCTTTTGCGTATTTAGCGCATAATTCATAATCATCTGCTTTATACCATTTATAGTATAAAGAATCATCACCATAGCAAGTTTTCCATTTACCCCAATTAACAGGGCATTTTCTACACTTGAAAAACTTAATGTTCAATTTATTTACATACCCGCATAAATAGCACATTCTAAAAGGAATTTCCGTTATTTTGAAATGATTAAAATAATCTTTTTTATGAATTTTTGTTTTTCTGGATAACGTTTCTTCCGCTATCCACCTCCACATTTTACGATAATTTTCAAGAGTTTCTTTTTTAGTCATTTTAATTACCCTCCACAATATCAAATTTATTTGTTTCACGTTCTGGTAACTCTGAGATTATACGTGCAATTTCTGCACGTTGTTTTAATGATTTAGCGTTAACAAATTTTGTATATAAACCTGTTTTTCCACAACAAGAACCACCCGGCCACACAATAGGGCAAATAATGCAATTATCATTAGTAAATTGAGACACGTATTCACAGCAAAAACAATCATTTAACAAATAATTACTATCTGTGGTAGTTAGATATTCACTTTTAAATACTTTATCTTTTCTTATTACAGTATCTTCCGCTATCCACCTCCACATTTTACGATGATGTTCAACAGCCTCTTTTTTAGTCATAGGACAACCCCCTAAAGATTTATTATACTTATAATTATAATCATTTTTAAACAAATGTCAAGAAGAATCTTGACAAACATCTTAAAACAAAGTAAAATGTTAAATAAAGGAGGATGATAAAAATGCTTACCCTAAAATCAAAAAATTACAAAGCGGAGGATTACAATTTTTTAGCGCAACTTTTAATCTGTGGCTATGCCAGTATGTTAAAAGAGTGCAGAGGCCGCCCCTGTGATTCATGCAAATGCCGCAAATGTTGTGACGATGTACAGAGATTGCTACAACATTTACGCGAAAAAACTTCTTGACATTATACTCCCGGTGCTGTATAATGTAATCATAGGGCAACGTCCTAAAAATAAAAATTGGAGGTTAAATCATGATGGAAAAGAAGATCACACGTACTTTAGTGCGCGCCGAAGCGTGCGTAACGCTGTACAACAGAGAGCAGAAAGTTATTGATGAGGAAAATATTATCCTTATCAACCCCGGCAAGGACATTCTTGCGGATGCAAGAGCACAGCTTGAAAGCGAAAACCTCAGTGTTTTGGATATCAAGCTTGTAAGAGTGGTAAGCACCCGCTACAGCATGGAACTTTCTGATTTCATGAAACACGCGAATGTTGTAGAGGATGAAGTGAGTGAGGAGGCAACGGCATGAGAACAGAATATTCCGTGAATATCGTTGAATGCACGAAGGAACTTTCCGTAAAGGAAAAAATCATGCTTAAAGATTTTGGCAACGCTGTAGCTCTTGACAGGGCAACAGCGGAAAGTGATTCTCCTATTGTGGTTGAGGTTGACTATTTCGCACGTATGGAGGTTCACAACGAAAAGTCGCGACAGGACAAAGACTACCAGAAAATCGTGATCTGTGACACGTCTGGAAACAAGTACATCACGGGTTCTGATTCCCTTTACAATTCGCTTTGCGACATTTATGAGGAGCTTTCCTCCGCTGGTGAAAATGGGCCTTTCACCGTTGAGATTTACGGAAAACCCTCCGCTAACTACGTCGGAAAGACATTTCTTACCTGTTCCCTTTGCTAAAAAACAACACATGAAAAAAGCCCGCCTTGCGCGGGCTTTTTGTATTAGAAAGGGTGTGTTTCACGTGAAACAAACAATTAGACAACAGTACATTAAGGAAAGAAGGAGAATTCAATCTTTTATCCGGAGAGCAGAAAAAAGAGGTTATATCATTCCCGAATCTACTCTTCCCTCTATTCCCAAAAATATCACAAAAGCCTCTGTAAATCGCTTGAAAAAGATTACACCGGATAAAATATATTCCAAATCGGAATACATAAACAAGGACACAGGCGAACTTATTTCAGCAAAGCAAGGAAGAATCATAGAAAGGAAAAAAGCTACTGAAAAGGCAAAAGCGACCAGACAAGCAAAACAAACATCACAGGTTTATTCACCACCCAAAGAATCAGAACTAACAATATATAACTTGATGCAAATTCTTGAAAACTTCGTACCATCTGGCACACATACGCCATACATGCGTCAACAAATGGAAAGCAATCGAAACTATGCGTTAGGAATTTTGCAAAATGCCATTGATGAAATGGGGATTGAAAAAGTCGCATCAAACATAAAAAATTCTGATCGCTTATCAAATTTAATTGATGAGATTTTGTATTCTAGTGACAGAGAAAAAGTTAAGATTTCACTGGTAGAATTTTCTACGATTATTAGAGGAGAATCACTTTCTATTGATGAAAATATTGCGCTAACAGAGGAGCAGGACGAAATTTAAAGGGAGGTTGCGGCAATGGCTAGACAAAGAAAAGTGAAAATTATTGCCGCAGATTTTGAGACAACATCCTATGAAGGACAATCTTTCACTGAGGTATGGAGTGCGGCTTGTGCTGAACTTTATACAGACGATGTATATATTTTTCATAGCATTGAAGAACAGTTTGACTATTTTTTGTCGTTAAAAGAAAATTTAATTATTTATTATCATAACTTGAAATTTGATGGATCATTTTGGTTAGATTTTTTAGAGTACAAAACCAAATTTGTGCAAGGTTTTTCAGCGGATTATAAAAAATTAAAATTATCTGAACAGCCCAATAAATCTTATACTTATACAATATCTACGTTAGGGCAATGGTATAGTATAATGATAAAAAACGGCAAAAATATAATCGAAATACGTGATTCTTATAAATTATTACCTTTTTCTTTGGAAAAAATAGGAAAAAGTTTCGGAACAAAGCACAAAAAATTAGAAATGGAATATAAAGGATATAGATACTCCGGTTGTGAAATTAGTGAGGATGAAAAAGAATATATAAAAAATGATATATACGTTTTAAAGGAAGCGCTAGAAATAATGTATGACGAAGGCCACACCAAACTTACGATAGGCGCATGTTGTCTTTCTGAATACTTTAATAGCATATCTAAAATAGATAAACTGTCGTGGTATGGGGAAAGAAATTTAACTGATTATCCTTTGCAAGAATCGTCTGGCACAGATAACGCAGACGCATATATAAGAAAAGCTTATAAAGGCGGATGGTGCTATCTGGTGAAGGGCAAGGAAAATAAGGTGTACAAAAATGGTATAACAGCCGATGTAAATTCTTTGTATCCCTCAATGATGCACTCCGAATCAGGAAATAGATACCCTGTGGGAGAACCCGAATTTTGGCACGGTAATATGATTCCTAAAGAGGCAGAAAACAAATATTATTTTATAAGAATAAAAACCCGTTTTAAACTCAAAAAAGGTTATCTTCCGTTTATCCAGCTAAAAGGTAATTACTTATATAAAAGTACAGAATGTCTTGAAACTTCCGATATTTATAATCCAAAAGATGGAAGATACTATAGCGAGTATTATAATTTGTACGGTGAGTTAGTGCAGGCGCGTCCTGAAATAACGCTAACTTGTACAGATTATAAGCTATTTTTGGAACATTATAATGTTATGGATTTTGAAATTTTAGACGGTTGTTATTTTGACACAGAAATAGGCATATTCGACACATACATCAACAAATACAAGAAAATTAAAATGGAAAGCAAAGGCGCTAAACGTGAACTCGCTAAACTATTTTTGAATAATCTATATGGCAAAATGGCGGCCTCCACAAATAGCAGTTATAAAATTGCCATACCTAAAGAAAATTCTATCTCATTTTTAACTGTTCTTGAAAATGACAAAAAACCCGGATATATTCCAGTTGGGGCCGCAATTACTTCATACGCACGAAATTTTACAATAAGAGCCGCACAGAAAAATTACTATGGCAATGATAAACCCGGTTTTATTTATGCTGATACGGATTCTATTCATTGCGACCTGCCACCTGATAAAATCAACGGAATCACCATACATGACACAAATTTTTGTTGCTGGAAACTTGAATCTTTTTGGGATGAGGCAATATTTGCAGGACAGAAAAGATATATAGAACATGTAACGCACTCAGACGGCGAAAAGCTTGAAAAACCATACTACAATATCAAATGTGCCGGCATGCCCAAAGAATCTAAAAAACTTTTTGAAATATCATTACTTAATGATATTGAAACAGCCAAGGCCATAAAATCAACAGAAAGCAAACGTTTTATTTACGATGAAAACGGAAATATTATACACCGAGAAATAACAGACTTTAAAAAAGGACTGTGCATACCCGGAAAGCTTTTACCCAAACGAATACCGGGAGGCATTATACTAAAAGAAACAACATATGAATTTAGGTAAAAAGAACGGCGAGAGAAAATTATTTCTCTCGCCTATATCCTTAACCGTTGCAATTTACAAGCGGAAAGCACCCGAAAAAGCTAAACGGCACAATTTAATGTGGCTTATCCGTCTACGCTCATGTAAAATAACAACGGCGGATATTAAATTAAAAAGATAGCATTTTAATGATAACGTTTTTACACTCTAAATTTTTAAAACGAAATGCCCCACGTTCAAAAAAATATCTTAACTGCTCTACAAACAACGAGTTAGCCGACAGCATAACATAATTTATATTATGGTCTGGTGTTGTCACCGCAAGCTTATTTTTGCATGTGATGTCCGGACTGTCGTCACAATATATAATGCCGTCGTTTCTGTACTCACGTATAGCATAGTCCTTTTCCATGTAGCGAATAGTTCCCAAATATTTACTATAACCTGATGGTTTCTCAATAAATGTTGTACTATCGTTAAGATATACGCCTTGTGTGGTATAACTTAAAAATGAATTGCCGCTAAAAGCGCGATTAAAAGCACTTTCTGATTGTGCTTTTGCAGCACTTTCATTGTAGCCTTGTTCCATCACCCACCCCTCACCGCGAATAAATTTTGTATCGGATTGAATACGGGTGGAAATACCAAGGGCACTATAATAAGGATTCAGCAGCGAAACCGGGTTACCAATTAAATATACTGGTACATATCTTGACATATTTCCATTACCTCGCGCAATAGAAGTGTGCAAAGAAATAAGTTTTTCAACTTCCATATTACAGTAATGGTTTGTTTCACTTTGAAACTCATCCATCATCATATGCGACACGTCACTGAAAAAATGAGAATACTTTTTTAGCGTGTCAGAAGAATTTAGAGCAACGGCATATCCACAAGAAACGCCGTTTAAGAATAGTTCGTGAAATATGCCTCTTGCGAGCGGTTTAGATTCCATGGTATAATCTGCAAAGAAAAGCCCTTGAATATCTTTAAAAAATTTGTTAGATATATCGTCTAATTCATATTTAAAGCGATATATCAAACAAAATTTTTCTTTTCTTTTTAAAAAGCGATTAACCAACAGTCTAGAAAAATACGTTGTTTTTCCTGCACTCCGGTTTGTGGTGCAAATATATATTTCCGGTTTATTTCCGTTTATGTCCATAATAGACAAAAGCTTTGTTCCGTCATAGTACACATTATCCATACTTTCACCGCCTATTCATAATTTATTATAGCACGCCTATTGCAATGTGTCAAGCCTTATGATATAATATAGAAAAGGAGGCGATATATTGGAGTATTCGCAGATTGTAACACTCATTCAGACTGTGGGCTTCCCTATTGTCATGTGCGGCGCACTGTTTTGGTATATGATTAAACAGCGCGAACAGCATAAGCAGGAGACGGACAAAATGACGGAAGCACTCAACAACAACACCGCAATTTTAACTGAGCTTGTAACGCTCATGAAAGAACGTGATATGGCATGACGAACGGAATTGACGTATCAAAACACAATGGCAATATCGATTGGGAAAAAGTAAAAAACGACAACTGTGATTTTGCTATTTTACGCGCTGGATATGGTAAATTTTCAAATCAAATTGACAGTCTTTTTAAATACAACGCTAATCAATGTATTTTAAATAAAATACCGTTTGGAGTATATTGGTTTTCGTATGCACTTGACGAAAAGGACGCTATAGCTGAGGCTGAAACTTGTTACAACACAATCAAGGATTTTCTTGATTCTATGGTACTTCCTGTTTTTTATGATTTTGAATATGATTCTGAATCTTACGCTGAAAAACAGGGTGTATATTTTAACAACGCTAGCAGGACAGCGATTATTAACGCTTTTTGTAAATTTTTTAAAGATAAAAATATTCCATGTGGTTATTATAGCAATGCTGATTATCTTAAAAATAAATTGTACCCTAAAAAATTAAACTTTCCGCTGTGGCTTGCGCAGTATAACAATTTAGCCGCCGCTTATGACTGTGTACTTGTGCAAAGGAGCAGTAGCGGAAAAGTTTCCGGAATTGTGGGGAACGTTGACATGAATGAAAATATTTCTTTGAATGTTTCACGTGAAACTTACGTATCTGACACAACTAACGATGAAAAAAATCCGGTTAAAATCGAAAAGGGAAAACACTATACTATTAAAATTACAGGTGATGATATTAACTTAATCTGTGGCGTTTCAGTTCCTGATTCTCCGCAATTCGCAGTTATAAAGTGCCGTAGAGAGGGAATATATTCTTACTGGCACATTGTAGCAATAGGAGAAAAGGGCAATCAGGCAGGAATATATCATGAGGGCGCGGAGCGTATTTGCGTTTGTGAGGTCGTATAATGCCAATATCCGGAAATTTTTGGCTAACACAATCACAAATGGAGGAAAATGCTTCTTATATTTGGCAAAAACTTTCATCATCAGGATGGACTATTGAAGCAGTTTCTGGGATGCTTGGCAATATGCAAAGTGAAAGTACAATCAATCCGGGTATATGGCAAAATTTAGATCCGTCAAATCCAGAACTAGGTTATGGCCTTGTACAATGGACGCCGTCAACAAAATACACAAGCTGGTGTTCAGAAAGAGGACTGTCACCGTCCGATATGAATTCCGCTCTTGCGCGTATTGAGTATGAACTTGAAAATAATATACAGTATTATCCAACACAATCTTATCCCGAATCTTTTGCAGAATTTAAAATATCTAAAAAATCGCCGTATTATTTAGCTGGAGCTTTTTTGTACAACTATGAGCGGCCCGAGGAACCTAACCCTGCGCTCAGAGGAAATCAGGCGCAAGCGTGGTATACATTTTTAACAGGAGAACCGCCGCCGCCTACACCCGGACCGATATTTTTGGGAAATAAAATGCCTTTGATATACTATATGAAAAGGAGGATTTAACATGGTAAAAACAAAAGATGAAATTCTTGCTAGTCTTAAAGGAATTATTGGCGAAAAATCCGATGATAAAACTATTACATTTCTTGAAGACGTAAGTGATACTTTTGCTGACTATGAATCCAAAGTCACTGAGGATTGGAAATCCAAGTATGAAGAAAATGATAAAACTTGGCGCGAACGTTATCGCGCTAGGTTTTTCGATGGTGGAGCGGTTGATCCGTCTCCTACTCCTGATGATGTTATCAAGAGACACGAAACCGACGCACAGGAAGAAAGTGAAAATCTTTCTTACGATGAACTTTTTGAAAAGAGGGAAATGTAAATGGCACAGATTCCGAACACAAGTAAATTGACAGCGTCCACCCCGCAAATTCTAAACACAATCCGCGCAAATGCGTCTACATTTTACCAGGACGCTGTTCCCTATGCGACCAACAACAGCGACAGCCCGAAGGAAATTGGTGCTGTTATTATGCAGTATACAAGTTTGCAGAATGAGTTTCTGAACGGGCTTGTAAACCGTATTGCCTACACTGTAATTAAGTCTAAATCTTATCAGAACCCATGGGCATTTTTCAAGAAGGGAATTCTTGCTTTTGGCGAAACGATTGAAGAAATTTTCACGAATATCTGTGAGGCAGAAAGCTTTAATCCTGATACCGCCGCCACTACTGTTTTTAAACGGAGAATTCCCGATGTAAGAACAGCTTTCCATTACATGAATTACCAGAAATTTTACCCTCAGACAATTTCTGATGAGCAGTTGAGACAGGCATTTCTATCTTGGGAAGGTGTAACGAACCTCATTGCCTCCATCGTTGAAGCGATGTATACGGCGGCAAATTATGATGAATTTCTTGTAATGAAATATATGATTGCAAAAAATATCATCAACGGAAATGTCTTTTCTTGGAATGTACCTACCGCTACTGCTGAAAATGCCTCACAGATTGTATCAGCGGCAAGAGCTATTTCTAATAAACTCGAATTTATGAGCTCTGAGTATAACGCCGCTGGCGTTAAGACGCACACGCCAAGAAATGAACAGTACATTATTGTTAATGCAGACTTTGACGCGATTATGAGTGTAGAAGTTCTCGCTAGTGCTTTTAACATGTCTCAGGCAGAATTTTTGGGGCATCGGGTGTTGGTTGACGGTTTCGGTATTTTGGATATTGAACGTCTTAACAATCTTCTTGGCGATACGCCCGGTTATGAAGAAATTGGGTCTGATGATCTTGCATTGCTCAACAACATTCCTGCCGTCATCGTTGATAAAGATTGGTTCATGATTTATGACAATCTTTTGAAGTTCACGGAAATTTACAATAGTGAGGGTTTGTATTGGAATTACAGCTTTCACACGTGGAAGTCTTTTGGCATTTCACCTTTTGCAAATGCGGTTATTCTCAATCCGCAGACCTCCAGTGTTACAAATATTACGGTTTCTCCCTCTGCAACCACCGTAGCAAAAGGACAGAGCGCGCAATTTTCCGCGAATGTGACAACGGAAGGTTTTGCACCACAGGACGTTGAATGGAGTGTAAATGGAAATTCCGATTCTACAATCATTTCCGGTAACGGGTTACTCACCGTGGGAAGCGATGAAACGAAAACCCCGCTTACAGTTACAGCAAAATCTGTTTTCACACCAACGGTATCCGGAACTGCATCCGTAACCGTACCGTGATTTTTAAAATGCGGCGGCCTTGCCGCCGCTCCCATTTTGGGAGGTCTATAAAATGGCTATAACACCGAATTCCTATATTAAAGTACTTGAAAATGTTCCCTTGGATTCTGGACATCAAAATACGCTGTATTGGGCCAGCACTACAGCACAGCAAAATTATTTTTCCAGTAAAGCAAAATATACTTTTGCACCCGCAACATATCAGAGGAGAAATAAGAGTGTTTTAGTACCTCAGTCTGCCGATAACGTTTATAGTTGTAATTATCTGATGTTTCAAAACACATCATACGGCGCAAGATGGTTTTATGCCTTTATTGATGAGGTGAATTACATCAATGATAACACATGTGAAATAGTATTTACAATCGATCCTATTCAAAGCTGGTGGGGCGCGTGGAAACGTGGCATGTGCTACATTGAAAGAGAGCATTCACATACTGACAACATAGGTGATAATATATTGCCTGAGAATTTTGCTTTAGGCGATTATATTATGGTAAATAATACAAAAATAAATGCAACTACAAATTTAAAAGTATATATAGCGGCAACATTCGATAAAAATTTTGAAGGGTATTACGGTGATATTACAGGAAATTCCTACAGCGGTTTATGCTTTAACGAATTTGATATTTCAAACACGGGAGAAATAAACACATTTATACAAGACGCCACAGAAAAACAACTTTCTGATGGTATCGTATCAATCTTTATGGCTCCTGATATGAGCGGTACATTACCGGATGAGCCTAATGTGCAAGAATTTACTTTCACATCTAACATAAGCGGTGATTTTGACGGATATACACCCAAAAACAATAAAATGTATACGTATCCTTATAATTTTATGTATGTGTATACAGATGATGGGCTTTCAATTGATTATGCCTATGAATTTTTTGATAATTCTTTACTCGATTTTAAAGTTTATTGCGCATACTCTGCAACACCTGAGTTAGTAATGATACCACAAAATTACAAAGGTGCATCAGAAAATATCAATGAAAAAATATCTTTAGGTGGTTTCCCACAATGTGCATACAATATTGACACTTACAAAGCTTGGGTTGCGCAAAACGCTAACGGATTTTGGCTACAAAATTCACAAAATATCGCAAATAGTTTGAGCGGGGCTGTAAATTCCACAATGAACGGAAACGTATTGGGAATTACGCAATCACTTGTTAGCGGTTATTTTTCTGTTTCTAACGATTTAAACACACTTGATGTAATTAAACATATGCCTAATGCCGCACGTGGTGCCTCAACAGGTGGTGCAACATACACCAACGGAATAAAAGATTTTTACTTTTGTACCATGCGAATAAGGAATAACTTTGCAAAAATGATAGATGATTTTTGGACAAAATTTGGTTACCCTAAAAGATGTTTAGCAATACCTGATATAACAGCACGACCCGTATACACTTATACAAAAACTATCGGTGCATATATTTACGGCGACGCTCCGGCATCTGATTTACAACAGATAGCATCCTATTTTGATAACGGAATTACTTTCTGGCAAAATCCAGACGTTGTGGGTGACTATACGGTTGATAATTCCGTTTAAGGTGGTGCAAAATGAAAAAAACTGAATTTGCAAAAAGCGCAATTATAAATAAAAATACATACGTAATGTTTTATGAACGGCTAAAAGAACTTGCTATAAATAGTTTTGAATGGTTAAACGTCCCCGAAACAATAGATGCAAGGTTTTTAGAGCTTACGCTTTTTGAAAATGGTGTATCGGTATTTTTTAGGGATGAAATAATTGGATACCTTGCTTTACAGTGCGCTATCGGTGGCATGATAAACATTTACAATATCCCTACTGCTCCGCGAGCATATGCGGCTAATGGATATAACGCCCAACTAACACTGAAAAATAGTGTTTTAATCTGGAACAATTACAATCACACTAACTGTATGCTTGAAATACAAGAGTACGCAAGGCGATTGTATGAAATTCAACGTGCTATTGATGTAAATGTGACAGCGCAGAAAACACCTATTCTTATCCAGTGTTCAGAAAATCAGCGTTTAACACTAAAAAATATCTATAAACAATATGACGGAAACGAACCTTTTATTTTTGGTGACAAAAATTTTCTTCCTGATTCTATAAAGGTGCTCAGCACTAATGCGCCATATGTGGCGGATAAACTGCAAATTTTAAAACGGCAAGTTTGGAATGAAGCTCTTACCTTTTTAGGTATTGAAAATAGTAATACTGAAAAAAGGGAGCGCCTTGTTAGTGATGAAGTGAATACGAATTTGGGTGCTGTTCACGCTCAAAGAATGGCACGCTTAAATTCTAGAAAAGACGCTTGCAAACAGATAAACAAAATGTTTGGATTAAACATAGATGTTAGATATAACTCTACTTTTGAAAATTATCTAAATACGGAAAGTGGTGAAAATGGTGGCTAAATATACAACGGAAGTTAGAACAATCTGCGAATTTTTTGCAAACGAAAACGAACAAACCCCGTCAACATCTTTGACAGTAAATCAAACAATCAGCGCCGCTTTGCCTAAAATTTTTAATTTTGATTTTCCTATATTTGATGAAAATTATCGTATACCTCTTGAAACTAAAATCCTTAAACATTTTTATACACGTGAAATAGGGCTTGAAACATTCGGCCTGTGGCAGTTAAAGTTGGACACGAAATTAAACGAAATTATGCCATATTACAATCAGCTTTATAAGTCTGAATTGTTGGAATTCAATCCGCTATATGATGTGGATGTAAATACCACCACCAACAAAACGCTCTCAGAAGATACTACTAACACCGGAGAAAGCGAAACTAATAGTACAAATGAATCAACGACAAAGGATACTCAAAACATCACAGATAGTACAACAAATGTTGAAAATCGTAATGAAAAAAATGCTTTTTCTGATACACCGCAAACTCAGTTAGAAAATGTTGAATCGCTTGCATATCTAACCGATTATAGAAATATCCAGAATGAAAATACTACCAATGCAAATTACACAAGCACTAATGAAAGAAACGGCGAAAATAATTCCTCTGCAAACATAAAAAATAATAGCACGGATACTAAAAATTTAAATAGCACGGAAGAGTATGTACAAAGCGTTACCGGAAAGCATGGCTCCGCATCATATTCAGAAATGTTGAAAGAATTCAGAGAAACATTTCTGAATATTGATAGCATGGTTATAAATGAGCTTGATGAGCTTTTTATGCAAATTTGGTAAGAAAGGAGAAAAAATGAATACATCATCGGGTATCGAACCGGTTAAATTTTGGTGCCAAAAAGTTTTGCCACTTGTGTATGATAATTCGTTGTCATATTATGAAGTGCTGTGCAAACTTGTTGATTATTTGAATCAGGTTATAGATGCACTTAACACTCAGGACGAAGATTTAAAACAGTATGTCGATAATGCAATCAGCAATCTTACACAACAGTGGCTTGAAACCGTTTATAACATTTTAAATAGTTATACAAATGAATTTGACGAAAAACTTGAAAATCAAAATCAAGATTTACAAAATCAGATTGCAGAACAAACGGCACTTTTGTCGGGAGCTATTCAGAATCTTAATGTTGCATATCAAAATGCCGATGATAGTTTAAAAATTTACTTTAACAACGAACTTCAAAAACTTAAAGAGCTAATCCCTACTATCACAAGTGTGTTTGTTGTTTCGCCTATTACAGGACAACTTGTTCCGATTCAGCAAGCCCTTGATGAAATTACAAATACATTACGCTATGGCGCTCTTACCGCTTTTCAGTATGATGGATTGCAACTCACCGCAGAACAGTATGATGACGAAGGTCTAACGGCCTTTGAATATGATTTTTATGGTTTCTGTATTCTTTGGAAATATTGGCCTGCTTTCAAAATGCACAGCCCGTTCACAGGTGAGTTTGTTCCTGTTCAATGGGTAGTGAATGCTCTTGCACAGGAACATAGGGTTAATGGCGTTACCGCTCAAAGCTATGATGATAGGGAACTTACTGCCCAGGAATATGACGCGCTGGATTATACAGCATATTCTTATGATTGGCAGTATTCCGCATAAACAAGGAGGTAAAAATTATGGCAAGTACCAACAAAACCACAAATCTTTCTCTCTCTCAGTTCATTGCAACAGATAAACCCTCTTGGCTGTCGGATTATAACGCCGATATGGCAAAAATTGACGCTGGATATGGTACGGCTATTTCTGATTCTGCATCCGCTGTCTCTGGTGCGGCGTCTGCATCGGCGGCGGCTCAGGCCGCACAGACTACAGCAAATAGTGCGCAAAATCTTGCTAATTCAAACAAACAGGATATTGATGATATTAAAAATGGGCTGGAAAATGTGGGTACATCTTTAACGCCTCTCGGAAATGCAACTAGCGGCGGTATGATTGTGACAAGTTCAGATTATGCTTGCGCTGTTAAAATGAGTATTTATTGGGGAGTATCACTTTTGCCAAATAATACAGTGGTTAGCGGAACAAATACAAGAATCCCGCTTTATTCGATGCCGAATAACATCTTTAAACTGGCTGTCTCTACGGGCAGTGATAAAGATAACAAATTGTATGTTGGTAATTTTTGCGGCGTAACAAAAATAAATAGTCAAGACTATGTTACAGATATGTTCCCTGTAAAAGCATATTATGATGGTGCTAATACAATATTCTACACCGAAAAAAGCACATCGACATATTCTCTTTATGAAGGAATTCGTTATATTTTCGGAAATTCTTCTATTCTTATGACTAGAGAACTTTTTAATGTTAAAAATTTTTCTTGACTTTTTCTCAATTATAGCTTATAATAGAATCATGGAAATCAAATAAAAATAAGGTGGTTTTAGTAATGATTAAAAAGAAAATGTTATACACGATTACAACAGGATTTAAAACAGATAGATTGTATATTAGAACCGATAGGATAGAGGCAGATAATCCAAAAGAAGCAAAAAAGATTATATTTGATATACTTATGAAAGAACACCCGGATGCTGTAAATATAACTCAGAGAGCACAAAAAACTTTTAGAAAATAAATGGAACCCATTTCAAATTAAGACGTGAAGAAGCATATGAATGTTGCAACAGCTTAAAGAATTCGAAACACCACAAAAATAACCCTTGACAACAGCCCATGCCTGTGCTATAATATGAGAGTAGGATAACACGCCGTCAGGCCCTTTGGCGGCTCACCCTCCTCCCGGTTAGCTCCTGTTGTGCAATTTTCACAAAAAACTATTGTGGGAATTGTGCAACGGGAGCTTTTTCCTTAACGTACTCC